GATGAAGGTGGTGTTTATTTTAAGGAGAACCTTGAGTACAGGCTTTTCTTTCAAAGGTTTATGTACAAGAGATGGGATACATCTAAGAACAACTTTGTCAGGACTATAATGACGGACAGTTTGAAAGGTCTTAGAGACATGGATGTTAAGGACACAGATGGTGGCTACAACTGTGGTAGAGCATCTGGTTTCATGGCAAAGGAAGACTTTGATGCCTTGCCTGACAACAGGAAAGCTTTAATCAGATCTGTTAAAGAGGTTAGAGTTGTGCTTGGTCTTGCAAACTTTGACGGTGCGTTGAAGCAAGAGGGTAATGATCTTGTGGATGCTGACCTTGGCATTGTCCCTTTTGTTTGGGACGTACAGAACGTGGAGTCATCTAAGGACGTTGACGCTATAGTGGCTAAGTCTTCACAGCTTGGTGTAAAATCTTTGGAGTTTTTTACTAAGGTAGAAACCAGTGAGAGAAAGTTACCGAATGGTAATAGCTTCTACGTTACTAAGTCCTCTCTGGATGTATCTAACAAGGTGAAGATTGTTCCTGCTGATGAAGAACATTTTGTCAGCTTTCAGTCTTGGATACAGGGTGTGAACCAGTGGGTGATAGGTAAGCACAACGAGCTTGCCCACAACCACGAGGGTGTAGATAAGGAACTTGTTGAGTCCTTTATCGACATAACATCCGAAGGAAAGGTTCAGTAGTGATGAACCACAAAGCAGAGTTAACACTGCATCGGTTCTTGAGTGAAGCCACTGACGGTGAAAGGGTATTGTCTGACGCAAACATCGATAAGATTGCCGAAGATGTAAAAGAAGCCTTGCACCGTCAGCTTGGCTCACAAAACTCAAGGAAAGAATTTAGACTACGCATGTCTAATATAGGTAGACCTACCTGTCAGCTTTGGTTTGAGAAGAATCAGCCAGAGAAGGCACTGCCCTTCCCTAAAAACTTTATCATGAATATGATGTTAGGGGATATAGTTGAAGCTGTATTCAAAGGGTTGCTTAGACAGGCAGGTGTTGCCTATGAGAATTCCAAGAAAGTAAGTATGGAACTCAAGATAGATAAAAAGATTGAGGGTACATACGATATAGTCATGGACGATGCTGTTGACGATATCAAGTCTGCATCTGACTGGTCTTACAAAAACAAGTTTGAATCTTTTGATACCCTTGCATCAGAAGATCCTTTTGGATATGTAGGACAACTTGCAGGTTATGCACAGGCTACCAACAAAAGAGCAGGTGGATGGTGGGTCATTAATAAAGCCAACGGAAACTTTAAATATGTACCTGCTGACGGTTTAGACTTGACAAAGGAGATAGACAAGCTATCTTCTAACTTAGACGTAGTAGAAAGTAACGAGTTTAAAAGATGTTTTGAACCAGTAGAAGAAACTTTCAGAGGAAAGCCTACAGGCAACAAAGTTCTAACTAAGACATGTTCTTTTTGTAGATACAAACATGCCTGTTGGGAAAACTTGCAAGAGATACCTTCACTAGTATCACAAGCAAAGATTCCAAAGATTGTTTCATATATAGAAATAGGAAAGGAGAAACTTATATGACAGAAACAACAGCAACATTAGAAGAAATGGAGAAGAAGATCAAAACTATGGAGTCTAGACTAGCCGACATGAAGAAAGCCTATAAGAATAGGAAGCTAGAGGGTCTACGTATTGCTATGGAAGCACGTAAGTCTGCCGAAGATGCCGTGACAGAAGAGTTAAAAGCTTTAGGGTATAAGCGTGTGCCTTATAAGAATCTTACATCATACGTAGATCAGATGAACTCCGTTTGGCGATGGTAGTTGCTATACTCTTCTAAAAAATATCAGGTAGCACGTAAGTTAGGCTATCGTAGTGGACTTGAGGTTAAGCTCTCAGAGTTTCTTGATGATCTAAAGATAAAATATATCTATGAAGGTATCAAGATAGAGTGGGAAGACTTAGCTTACAGACAATACACACCTGACTTTGTGCTACCTAATGGTATAATAATAGAAACTAAGGGATTGTTTACTGTAGCAGATAGGCGAAAGCATATATGTATACAGCAACAGCATCCCAAGCTAGACATACGTTTTGTGTTTACAAGTAGCAGGAGAAAATTACAAAAAGGTTCTAAGACTACCTACGGTATGTGGTGTGAAAAGAACAATTTTAAATATCACGACAGGATTATACCAGAGAGTTGGTTAAAGGAACGCAAAAAGAAACTACACCCTGTGTTCATAGAGTTCACAGGAAAAAAGATTATAAGGAGATATACATGACACAGAATGGATTTAAAGACTTACACTTCAAGCTAGATGATCAAGACGTAATCATACGCATGAAGCCTATACTGGATCATCAGAAGAACTGGACAGGAGATGTACACCTACAGGTATTAGATTCTGTCAATAACCCTCTATCAGACAGAGACTATACTGACATTATGTTCTTTGCAAGAATGTGTCTCGTTGGTATTGACTTACTTAGAACAGACGAAGAATGGTCAAAGAAAGTTTACCAGATGGTTAGAAAAGAAATGGATGACGAGATGAAACCTGAAATTGTTAGTAGACACAACAACGTAATTAGAGTAGACTTTAAATCAATGAAAGAAAAACTAAATGGGAGTTCATAATATGGCAAAATGGGAAATGAATAATTGTAAGGATAAAGATATGGTCAATAGCCCACCACATTATAATAAGTATGGTGTAGAATGTATTGAAGCTATTCAATCGGCTACAGGTGAAGGGTATGAATATTATTTGCAGGGTAATATTATTAAATATCTTTGGAGATACCGATACAAGAATGGTGTGCAAGATCTTGAGAAGGCACAGTGGTATCTCAATAAATTGATAGAAGTGAAAAAGGGCAGTAAAGATTCGACTGATGTCTTTACTAGCTTTGGTATAGAGTTGGACAATGGTTGTTAAGATCTACATCACTCTTAATGTTGACAAAGATGATTACCCTGTCCCTGCTGACGGTGATCCTAGTGAAGAGATACAACAAGCGTTAGAAGAGTTTATCTATGATATTGACGGACTAAAAATTAAAAACATGCGAATAACAATGGAGAACTAATATGAATGATTATCAAAAATTTATTGCAATATCTAGATATGCTAGATGGATTGACGAAGAGAATAGAAGAGAGACATGGGAAGAAACTGTAGATAGATATGTATCGTACATGTCACAGAAAGTTAAGGGACATCTTCCTTTGGTACAGATAAAGGATGCCATAACTAAACTAGAAGTTATGCCGTCTATGAGAGCATTGATGACAGCAGGGTCTGCTTTGGAGAGAGACAATACAGCAGGGTACAACTGTAGCTATCTTCCTGTGGACGATCCGAAAGCTTTTGATGAAGCTATGTATATATTATTATGTGGCACAGGTGTAGGCTTCTCTGTCGAGAGACAATACGTAGACCAATTACCAGAGATACCACAGAAGTTAGATCATGTTGATACATGTATACAGGTGCAAGACAGTAAAGAAGGATGGGCAAGATCACTACGCAAGCTCATAGGACACCTATATATGGGTGAAGTTCCTGTATGGGACATGTCAAAGGTAAGACCTGCAGGAGCTAGACTAAAAGTATTTGGTGGTAGAGCTAGTGGTCCTGCCCCTCTTATAGATCTGTTTAACTTTACAGTAGCGTTGTTTCGTCACAATGAAGGACGTAAGCTATCTAGCTATGACTGTCATAATTTAATGTGCAAGGTTGGGGAAGTTGTAGTCTCTGGTGGTGTACGTAGATCTGCTATGATTAGTTTATCTAACCTTTCAGACCAACGCATGAGACATGCCAAGTCAGGTAAATGGTGGGAGACTGCACCACAGATGGCACTGTCAAATAACTCTGTTGTTTATACAGCCAAGCCTGACGGAGAAACATTCTTACGTGAGTGGGCATCTCTTGTAGAGTCTAAGTCAGGAGAACGTGGTATATTTAACAGGCTGTCAGCCAAGGAACAGGCAAGCAAGTTTGGTAGAAGAGATCCAAATCATGAGTTTGGTTGTAATCCTTGCAGTGAGATTATTCTTAGACCTTATCAGTTCTGTAACCTTACTGAGGTTGTAGTAAGAGAGAAGGATAAGTTTGATGATTTAAAGAGAAAGGTTATGTTGGCTACTATACTTGGCACAGCACAGTCTACTCTCACTAAGTTTCCATATCTACGAAAGATATGGCAGAAGAACACAGAAGAAGAAAGACTTCTTGGTGTTAGTCTTACAGGCATAATGGATAATGAATTAACAAATGGGAGAAAACATGGGCTTGAAAAAACCCTCACAGCACTCAGAGAAGTTGCTGTTGAAACAAACAAAGAATGGTCAGCTATCTTCAGTATTCCACAAAGCACAGCAATTACCTGTGTCAAACCAAGTGGTACAGTATCACAACTTGTGGACTCAAGCAGTGGTATCCACCCTCGTCATAGCAGTCATTATATCCGTACTGTTAGGGGGGATAATAAAGATCCTCTTACTAACTTCATGGTAGATAGTGGTGTGCCTAGTGAGCCTGACGTTATGAAGCCTGATACAAACATGGTGTTCAGCTTTCCTATGAAGTCACCAAAGAAGTCTGTGGTGAGAAATGACATGACAGCTATTCAACAGCTAGAGATGTGGCTTCTCTACCAGAGACATTGGTGTGAGCATAAACCTTCTGTTACTATATCAGTGCGTGATGATGAATGGATGGAAGTAGGAGCATTTGTATTCAAACACTTTGACGAGATGTCAGGTGTTTCTTTCCTACCACACTCCGATCATACTTATCAACAAGCACCATATCAAGACTGTACAGAAGCTGTATACAATGATTTTAGCAGTAAGTTCACTCATATTGATTGGGATAAATTTAAAAGTTATGAAAAAGAAGACAACACACATTCCTCACAGACACTTGCCTGTTCAGGTGATAGCTGTGAGATTGTAGATATAGGAGCATAAAATGGGAGCAGTATTAATATACGCAACAATATTAATTGGTGGCATTGTTGAGGTAATTCAGTACAAGGGTGAGACATTTAAAACTAATGAAGAGTGTGTGTCATATTTACAGACATACAACACTCACATTAATAAAACATTACAGGATCACCTAGATAAGAAAGGTGGAGATGCCGTTGTTTTATTTATAGGATGTTCAGAGAAAAGTAAGTTTGTTACAGAAGGAGATTTGACATGAGACACTTATCCAGAAAGGAACGTGGTCTAGGTAAGCACGATGCACCACTGAAGATACAGTGGATGAAAGGCTACGATGCATTTATATATGGAAAGATTCGCAACCCCTATAGTTCCGACACTATGTTATATAGAGAGTGGGAACGTGGCTTTAACACAGCCTATTATGATAACATACATAGAGGACGAGATGGACTTAGAAAAAGAAGCAAAGGATTTCATGGACAAAAGAAGCAGAGAACCCAAGACAATGCTAGAAGTTCTCACAGAGATGAACTACAGACTAAGAGAGTGTGAGAAAAGTTTGAGGGAGATACGAGAGGTAATAAAAGGTATAGCTACCTAGCGTTCAGCCTTACCTGCTCTAACAACGTACAACATGTCTTTAGCAAGTAGTTTCTTCTTGGCATCAGACTTTTCTTCATCGTTCATATTTTCATAATTCGGTATCTCATTTAAGGCAGTCTCTTCTGTTATTACGAGAGGTTGCCTGTCCTTTGCTTCCACAAATCTAAGGTTACCCTTCTGCCTTTGTTCAGTTGTTAGCTCTTTATATCCAAGTAAAGCTCTTATTTGATCTCTCTTTTGTCTTTTGACTAGGCTAGTCAGTTTTTTTTCGTTCCCTCTTATATAGTTTATCATCTCAAGCACTTCAAAACGCACCATCTTTTTTACATAAGCTTCTTTACTTATACCAAACTGAAATCCGAACAGAGAAGCTCCCCCTGCCTTTGATAGATTCTCTCTATTCTTCTCGTAGTCTTTTGCATATCTTTTCTCTAGTCTCTTAGTTATTCTAACTATGGCAGGTAAACTTTTAGTTATCAATCCATTCTCAAAATTCTTTATGGTAGGTATTCTAGATTTACTTTGGAGTTCAAAGTCTGTTAGTCCTTTTGATATGAGATACTTACCTTCATCGGATTCTGCATTGAACATGGTAAGACCAAGAGCAAACTTCTGCAATGGTCCTCGTCTTTCTTTTCCCTCAGGTCTAAATATATCT